GGAGTGTTTAACTACAGTATTGACATGACATACTTTGAAAAAGATGAAGACAGATTACAAATGTACGGCAAAGAGATTCAATTGAAATACAAACAGTGGAAGCGCAATAAAGCGATGAGAGGTAATAGTCGTACACAAGTTGAATCTTATGTAGAACTTAGTCCAGAAAATACTATTTGTATCAAAATCAATGAGGATATGTTAGAAACATTCCCACCATTCGCAGGCTCATTCGATGCAATTTTTGATATTGAAGGATTCAAACACCTTCGAAAAGATAAAGAAGAATTAGGAAACTATATGATTCTTGAATAAGAATTGCCAATGCGTAAAGACAGTGATAATAACAATGACTTTATGATTGACGAAAAAATGATGAGATTCTTCCACGATATGGCTTCTGATACAGTGCCAGAAAACGTAGGAGTAATCACATCTCCAATGAAAATTGAGCCAGTTAAGTTTGATAGAGACAGAGCTGATAGTGACGGTGTTGCGAAAGCAGAACGTGACTTATGGAGTGGTCTTGGGGTTTCTCAATTATTATTCAATGCAGATAAGTCAACTTCACAGGGTTTAATGATGTCTATCAAGACGGATGAAGAAATCGTGTTTGGAGTGCTTACACAAATCCAGAGATGGGTTAATAGATACTTAAAATTTGAGTTTTCAGATTTGATGTTCAATGCACAAATCTTGCATGTAACTCACTTCAATAGAGATGACATGTTCCAGATGTATTTAACATCTGCTCAATATGGTATTCCAGTAAAGAATCATGTTAGTGCAGTAGTTGGCTTAGACCCAATCGAAACTATGAACATGGCTTACTTGGAAAATGATTTACTAGAAATGCACGAAGAATTTATTCCTCTAATGTCATCTCACACAATGGGTGCAGAAGGCGTAGCAGGCGTTCAAAATGCAGAAGATGGTAGACCTAAGAAAGACCCTAAAAAGGTTTCAGATGAGACAGCGAGAGGGCAGGATAAGCCTAACGCTAATGCTTAAAGGAGGTGAAAAGAAAAAATGGGAAAGAGACTAGACTTCCAATCTAGTATTAGTGAAGTCAAACAAGTAAACCCACTTTTCTCCACCTGTAAAGTAAGAGTGTTGTACACAGGTAAGAATCGCAATATGTCTATCATTCCAAGAGAAGCGGTAGATAAAGCGATGCCAACTATTTACAACATCCCAATCGTAGGTGAGTTTTTAGTAGAGAACCAAGACTATAAAGGTCATGGTGGTAGATTAGATTTAGATTCATATAAATTCATGCATACTACAAAGCCTTATGGTGTTGTTCCAGAATCAGCTACATACGAATGGGAAACTGTTAAGAGTGCGGATGGTACGGTACGAGAGTATCTAGTTATCAACGGCTGTTATTTATGGACAGGTAGATATGAAGAGACTTTCAGTGTTGTAGACAAAGGTAAAGGTCAATCAATGGAAATTGAAGTTACTAATGGTGAATGGGTAGAAGAAGAAGAAGCATACAGAATTGATGACTTCGTATTCTCTGCTTTATGTATATTAGGTGACGATGTTGAGCCTGCCTTTGAAGATGCAAACATTGTGGGTTATTCATTAAATAGAGATTCATTCAAAGAAGAGTTCTCTCAAATGTTGAATGAATTAAAAGTATCTTTAAATGAAGAGAAGGAGGTTATTAATTTGACTTTACAAGAATTACTAGAAAAATATTCTATTACAGTTGATGAGCTACAATCAGCAGGAGTTGTTGTTGAAGGTATCGAAGGCGATGCTTTAGAAACTGTTATCTCTGACTTCGCTAAGAAGAAAAAAGATGACAAAGAAGAAGAAAAGCCAGAAGATAAAAAACCAGAAGACAAAGCAAAAACTGACGAAAAGCCAGAAGACAAAGCTAAGTCTAAAGATGACAAGGAGGACAAACCTTCTGATAAGAAAGATGAGGAAAAACCATCTGACAAAAAAGAAGAAGAAAAGCCTGCTGACAAAAAAGACGAAGCTCCATCTGATAAAAAAGATGAAGAAGAAGATAAGAAGAAGAAAAAAGGTAAATTCTCACAAGAGGATTACGATGCTCTTCTAGCAGAAAATACAGCTCTTAAATCAGATGTTGCTAAACTAACAGCTTTCAAGAAAGCAGTAGAAGATGCACAGCATGAAGAAAAAGTATTTGAAGCAATCGAAAACTTAGGTTTAACAGATGAGGATGAAGGAGTTGCAGAACTTAAAGCACAAGCAATGGAAATCACTTTAGAACAAGTGGAAGAAAAATGCTACAGCCTATTAGGTCGCAAAGCTTTCGCAAGCAAAAAACAATTCTCTAAAGAGAAGGAAACTGTTCGTATCCAATTAGGAAATGAAACAGACCAAAAGGATAATAAATCATATAATCCATATGGTGACTTATTCGAAAAATTTAATCAATAATTAAAATTATTAGGAGGAAAAAAT